AAACTTGGAACTGATGGAACTGATATGGAAGGTGGAGCTAAGAAACGTAAATCTAAGAAAAGTAAGACAATGAAACAATGTGAATTAATTGATGCTGAAATGATTGGAAAATTACTTTAAATAAATTAAATTATTGTAAATAGATAAAATATGACCATGACATATTTTATCCAATTTGTTCTTTTTATCTCTACACATAATTACTATAAAAATATTATAATAAAATTAGATATATAAGAAAATAACCCTTTATAATATTAATGTATATTATTGATACAGCGGTAATAGTAGAACCTCGATTACATAAATATTTACAAAATGTTATAGATAATGCTATAAGAAATTTATCACCTGAAACTACAATTCATATATTTCATGGAATTGAAAATAAATTATATTTAGAACAATTATATAATGAAAATATAAATTCAGGTAAGATTCAATTAACAAATATGAATGTAGTAAATTTAACACGAAGACAATACAGTGATATGTTAACAACTGTTAAATTTTGGAATATGATAAATGGTGAAAATATATTAATATTTCAAACTGATAGTTGTATTTGCTGTAATGTAAATGATTATGATTTATCGGTATATTCTAACTATGGATTTGTCGGTGCACCAATTCATCAATCTAGTTTTAATGGCGGATTTTCATTGAGAAAAAAATCTCTTATGATAGCAGCAATTATGGATAATAGAAGTAAAAAATCTACTTGGCCTGAAGACCATTTTTATTGTGTAACAAAAAAACATATAACAAAACCTTGTTCTTATGAAGATGGTTTAAAATTTTCGGTAGAAGGTATTTATTATGATAAACCTTTTGGTATTCATAATCCAATTAGATACTTGAATGCAAATGATTGGAAAAAATTAAAATTATCACGTCCTGAAATTAGTTTAGTATTTGATTATTAATTATAGTAGTATTATAATACAATAAATATATTAATTACTGGAGGTTGTGGATTTATTGGATCTAATTTTATAAATTATTATTATAATAAAAATCCTAGTTGTAATATTATATGTTTTGATGCAATGTATTATTGTGCATCGGAGTTTAATATAGATAAAGATATTAGAGATTCACCTCGATATACATTAATTAAAGCAAATTTAAATTCAATTGGCAGCAATTCAATTGGCAACAATGATCAAGATAATTTATACTATTTATAATATAATAAAATCTCATTCTATTACCCATATAGTACATTTTGCAGCACAATCACACGTAGATAATTCATTCAATGATTCATTGCTATATACCGAAGATAATATTAAAGGAACCCATATATTATTAGAAGCTATTAGAAAATATAACTCTACATATAATAAGGATATAATATTATTACATTTTTCAACCGATGAAGTATATGGCGAATCATTATTTGATAGTACTAGTATGAAAACTGAATCATCTATATTATGTCCCACTAATCCATATGCGGCGAGTAAAGCAGCGGCGGAAATGTTAGTAATGTCATATATACATAGTTTTAATCTAAAGGCTATTATTACTCGTGGAAATAATGTATATGGTAAAAATCAATATCCTGAAAAATTAATACCTAAATTTATAAATTTATTAAGAAATAATCAAAAATGTACTATACACGGTAAAGGTGAAACAGTTAGAAGTTTTATTAATGTATATGATGTGAGTACTGCAGTAGAAACTATATTGAATCAAGGTATTATAGGGGAAATATATAATATAGGTAGTAAGCCAATTAATGAATTAAGTGTATTACAAGTTGCAAAAATATTAATTAAATCAATTCATCAAACCGATGATTTGGAGATCTATTTAGAATATGTAATCGATAGACCATTTAATGATAAAAGATATTTTATTAGCAGTGAAAAATTAAATAAATTGGGGTGGGTACAAACTATTGATTTTAATGATGGAATAAAAGAATTATTATAATATGAGACAAGTTTTTTATTATATATCGATATATACAATACCTTTATTTATTTTTATTGTTTTACTAGAAAGTAAAAAAGGCGATTTATTAACTTGTGATTTTCTTTTTAAAAAAATAAATATCTCGGAATATAAATCAGATAAATTAGATGATATAAATTTATGATTGAATAATTCATTATAGCAATTTATAAAATTTTTAATTGGATTTAATTTTTTTCCATATAGCATTGAATCAATCACACAATCATTCCATAAACTATCAGTAATTGGATTTTTAAATTCATTTGATTCAATTGAAAAATCTCCTAAATATATTAAAAATTCCATAGCTTCTTTTATTTTATCCGTACTACTTATATGATCAAAAAATCTAATTTCAACTCCATGATTTAAATGTTTATTAAAATTTATATCATAACCTAAATTATTCAATTTATTATAGGCGCATACCTTATAGTATTTATAGTACCAACCATACGATTCACTGGCAATTTTACAATCTTCTATTTTACAAGTAACTATTTTTCCTTTTTGCATTATATCAGTATCATAAGTTCCAATACCTATATATCTAGATATAGCACATCTTTGAGATGATGATGAAAACTTATGATTAAAAGATTTTATATTACTATAGTCTAAATATTTTTTAACAAAATTCGTATCATTCGATTCTACAAAGGAGAATGGATCGGGAGTTCCATATATTGTAATTAATAAAGGTTCCATAAATTGTATCAGTCTGATATATTTTTTATGTACTGAGATAAACTGTTCTTGGTTCTCAATATTACCATTTTTATCTAAAATGGTAGGTAATGTTATATTAAAATGTAAAGTACCATTGTTAAAAATACCCACGTTGTCTAAATTTGTTAAATAGATACAAAATGGATAATTTTCTTTCATAAAATCAATAGTACCATATTCACTATATATATTAAAATCTTTGAATACTTTTTGAATATTTGTAATAAAATTATTTTTATTTGTAGCTAATTCATCCATCACATCATTCAATGTTGTATTAAAAAAGTTTAATGTAATAATTTCTATCACATCTCCATCATATGTATAGGTCTTGTCAAAATTCTCTTTTAAATAACTGTTATTCTCAAATAAAAATTCAGTTAATAATTGTTTATTAAATTTTGGATTCTCTTCATTTAATTTAGTGTATAGTCTCGAAGAATTATTATTCTTATCTGTTTTAGTTAAAGAAAAACTATTCATAAGTAGAGGCATTGATATAGTAGTTGGGTTCATATTAATCAGAGATGAAAATGCACGATCAATAATATTTAGCTTGCTGTCTTTTTTATAATTATTATAATAATCAACACTATAACGCTCTTTCTTATGATTAGATATAAATTTTTTATTATCAAATGGAATTTTTTTATCAAATTCCAAATATATCTCATTTTCAATTCCTAATCCCCAATACAATATATCTTTCTTATAGTGTTCTATATATTTAATATGTTTTTGTAAAATATTTGTACGATCTAATACTTCCATAATTATATTCTACTTAGAATATAATTATGAACATTGAAGCTAAAAACTATGATTTAAATTTTATCCAAATAGTAATTAGAAAAGAGTTTAGAAAAAATGAACAACGAACACCATTAACACCACTAGATTGTAATATTTTGATAAAACGGAAGAATATTACTATATATGTAGAACGATCTAATAATAGGTGTTTTAACGATACAATGTATCGAGACAATGGATGTATATTGATAGATAGTATACACGATAAATCGAACGATTTATCGCAGGTATTAATCATTGGATTAAAAGAACTAGATATAACAAATGATATAATATTTAGTTATCAACATATGTATTTCTCCCATACATTTAAGAATCAATTAGGATTTGATATAATTTTAAATAAATTTAGATCAAATGGTGGGTCAATATATGATATGGAATATTTTACCGATTCAAATAATAAAAGATTAATTGCATTTGGTTTTTATGCTGGTATCGCGGGAGCTTTCTTGGGATTATTACAGTATAAAACTAAAATGATAACTGGCTCTAATATAATTAATTGCAAACCTTTCAATTCACTTGAAGAAATGCTACAAAAATTTATAACATATAATATAACGATACATCCGACGATAGCAATAATTGGTAATGGACGATGTGCCAAAGGATGTATTAAATTATTAGAAATATTAAATTTAAAATATACTGTATATACACGTGAAATGTCTAAAACAAATTTAATTAACAGTACCATAATTTTAAATTGTATTCAATCTAATGAAATGATACCACCATTTATTACACACGATACTTTAAAGAATTTTACAAAATTAAAAGTAATTGTAGATATTAGTTGTGATTATAATAATATTAATAATCCTCTACCTATTTACAATGAATGTTCTACATTTGAAAACCCAATAATTAAAATAAATGATACGGTTGATTTGATATCAATCGATAACTTACCTTCATTATTGCCAAGAGAAAGTAGTAAAGAATTTTCAAAAAATTTATTAGAATTATTTTTAAATGATATCTATAAAGAAAATTGGATCAAAGTATTATCACTATATAATATGCGACAAAATTCTATAAAGGACCTCTCTACTTAATTGCAAAGAATAGTATCCAAATTAATATCAAGATTATTTTTTACAATATCACTCCATTTTAGGGGAGTATTTTTGAAGTAACAATTTACCATCTTATTATTTTTATCAATTGCAAATGAATCTCTATTTGCAATTAACCATTGCAGATCATGTTCTTTAATTAAATTGAGAGATGCAAATTTGTAATATACGTAAAATTGTTCAGCGGTACAATCTACATTAGCATCTTGGGCCATACAATCACTTGTTTTTTTAATAATTTGATCTCTATAATATTTTTCCAATTCATCAGATACTGGTGTTTTTTCCAATTCACAGGCAATCATATTCTTTTTAATAATATTATATTCAATATCGATTCTAATCACATCATCAATGTTCTGATATGTAATATAATTATCAAATGCAATAGCACTTGATAATAAATCGGTTCGATTTCTTAGATTACAAGCTACAATAAACATTTCCTTTAATTTTGCTTGTTGCATTGCGGCCAATGCTTTATCAGCTAATGCTTTCTCAGCCATTTTTTTCTTTTCTTCTAAATCTTTAATATAATTAATATAAAAAGTATCCCATCCAGTTTTATACATGGATTCAACGGCTCGCATTACCCAACCATAACTACTACCACTATGGTGATCCATCAATTCGTGAGCTGATATTTTATTTAAACAATCTTTAATTTTTAATGCAATATCTAGTGGGACACTTGGATCCACTTGATCAAAACTATAGCTTTTCATTTCATATTTAAAAATCCATCCACATTCCAATTCTTTAATAACTTGAAATACTCTTGAAAGTTCATAACGTGTCCAACTACATTCAATAAAGGTAAAATCTCCGAAAGGAGGGATTGTATTGTTATATGTTTTCTCATTTGTAGAATCCATAGACAATTTTATCATATATGTAAGACATCTTTAATAAAAATAATTTCAATTTTTATTAATCAGTACAATTACATTGTATTTTGATGTTTCATCTCAATACGATGTTTAAATTCATTTCGATGTTTCATTTCATCCCATCTATCAAATGCACGCATTTGTTGAATAAAGCTATTTTCTTGTTTACACCCTTGAAGATTTAAAATGATACAAATAAATGTCAAAAAATAAATATTCAAGGTTTGCCCATTACAGAGCGTGTAAATTTTTTGTCTCATTTTAAATCTTCAAGGGTGTAAATTCTAAATTGTATAAAGATTAAGGTATCTATCGATGCCTCTTATCTGTTATGAGCGGATGTTTCAAATCATAGATTTGAAATAGTAAGAAGCAAAGCTTCTTGAGAATGTTTCGTTAGGATTAAGTGATGTTGAAGGTTAGTTTGAATCGCATCGAATAATCCGGTGCTACCTGCCCCAACTCATACATAAATTATCATACTCTTTTTTTACTAAATCCATATTAATAAAATTATTTTTATTTGAACATTTATTTTTACACAAGGATTTTATAATACTACTATATTGAGAGATTGTTGTATCGTTTCCATATGTGAAGTCGTCAATTGTGTTTTTATTATAATAACCTTTCATCCATTCAATTTGTTTTTTATTAACATTATAATGATTAAATCTTATAGTATCAATTGGAACATCAATTGTATTGCCATAAGTAGTTTTAATAGAATGAATATTAATACTTGTAATATTTTCTATATTGGTAGCATCATTTTTAATAATTAATTTATGAGCCCATCCAGTTGTATCAATATTCTCAATTGAGTTTGTTATATCTAAAATATTTATAGGTTGTTTATCGCAAAATCTATCGGACATTTTTTTTTGTTTGATAATTAATTTTGTAACATTATCTTTAGATTGATTGAAAATATAATCTTTAATGTTAGTATTATTTTTACTAACTATAAATTCATCTACATCTATATGGGCAGTATAATCAGATAATTTGGTATAATTTGTAATATAGTGTTCAATTGCTTGTTTTTGTCCATATATTATATTTCCATCTGAATCGATTGGTTGCCATTTAACATATATAATATTATCATTAAAGTCATTTAATATAGACTGTAATTCATTATATATATAGTTACCAGGTGTTGAGTAATGACCTTTCTTTTGGGAAGCAACTTGTCTCATATCTATATCTACCAGTTGATTAAAATTAAATCCATATTTATTCATATCTTTATTCAAAGTATTTTTATCACCAACCGATCCCATATTATCATATAAAAAAATTTTATCAAATCCTATATGTAAATGATATAGTATCCATTCTCTTAAAAAAGGTAAATTTTCTTTTAAAATAAATACAGTATGGATAGCTAATGTTATTTTATTATCTTTTGTGTTTTTAATAATAGATTGATTGGTAAATTGTTCTTTCTTGTTA